ATTTATTGGAGCTACCGATAAATTTACGATGCCTCTTGACTGGGAGCCATCGTTCGAGGTTCAAGGCGTAGCACTTACCCCCCCTTGATCAAGAAATACGTGAGGTTGACTGTTACCCTGAAAGCGTACCCGAGTGCGTTCCTACGGCTAATAAGGCCCTCAAAGATGTTCAAGACGCTAATCACGCGACCTCCCGCTGGCAATAGGTGACCCCGGAAAATGTGATTATAACCCATAAGAAGGAGTAGTACATATGCCCAACCATGTCACGTCCGAGAACCCGATAGCTGCGCGTATACGCGAGCTAACAGATTCGGCCCACTACACTATACTGATTACGAAAGTATCAACTCGAACACTGAAGTGTTCGAAGACGGGTCTTCCCCGTTTCTGGCCCAAAAGCCAGATTGAACTGGTATTCTGTAAAACACTTGTTGAGGTATTCAACGAGATCAGATCGAGACAAATGATCTCCATGCTGGCCGGAGCTTTCGAAGCCGAGGTTTACTGTGGAAACGATCTCCTCTATGATTCCCTAGAGAAAATTTCGGATATCGTAGATGATGAAAACAATGTGTACTACAGAAAGTGATGAAATTAAGCCGCAATGTGCGGCACAGATCCGGCTAATCCGGAAATTACAACAGTAAAGGAACACAAGTCATGCCCAACCATGATAAGAGCAAAGAGCTGTTCGCGCAGCGAGAGCAACAATACCGAAGAGTATTTGATTCCATTCCCCTGACGGAGGTGACCGCGGCCAGCGATCTATTGATCCTGCTCGAGGCGCCACCCAAATGTGGACTGAATGATCAAATGTTGTCTAAAATCGGTAAGATACGTCGTATTGTAATACGTGCCCTTAGGGCGTTCGGATTTACGTATGGTCAGATTTCCTCTCTTATGGAAATCTCACGAGATAGTGTCTCCCGAATAGATAAACATGCCAGGAGGTTAATCTCCATTGGTGCCATAGTGCGCGGCTCAGATGAGCTGTACTTTGACGCCGTTCTTTGGTGTGTTGAGAATCACGAGTTGGTGATTAAGGGTGTGAACTCGCGTTTAGGCGAGTCAGGTGTAACGTTAAGTAACGTGGGGTAGTTAACTAATTAGCTACATCACGTGGGGTCGTGATGCGGCTACTCATACGAGGAGACTGCAGTGAAGATTACTAATGGAATGAAGTTGACACTTGTTCAGGAAGAAGCTACAAGAATTGTTGTCGCAGGTCGAGCGGTAATGAGTACCGTTGAGATCGACCTGGTTCGTGTGGCGCAGCACGCCATCGATAGGTACACTATTTACCAGGACACTGGTGAAGTACCACTTGATAGCGAGCTGGATCAGGCAATGCTGGATGCGATGTTCGAAGCAACCTGCTTCGTACATGAAATTTACGAGGAGGATGAGAGTAAGATACTTTCAGCACTCGTGAAAGCTATGGCATATTTGCCAACAGGTAAATTGAGGTGGAGATTTCATCCCATTGATATTATGAGGGGTTCAGCTAGCCCTGACAGGAGGACGTTCCTCCAGCTGGCTCAGGGCATTGGAGCCAATCTAACTGATAAACACCGGTGTACCGGCTATGAAAGGAAGGTATAACATGACACATGATCGTGTAAGTTCCGAGCTGGGCGATAAAATGGCCCAGCGTTCATCCGAGATCGAGCTGGATCTTGAAGGTGGATTGTCCGCATCCCCGAAGCAACCGTTTGATGATATTTTTATCGTCGAGGACGTGGTCGCTAAGGATCTGGATATCCAATGCGAGATGATCCAGGTAGGATCCTCACTTCTCTCACTTCCGGCTCTGCTGGAAGAGAAGAGAGACGCACACCCCTCCGTTCCGTTGTGTATTTCCATATCAGCCGCTCATCTTGAGCCGCTGCGGACGTACACCTCTGAGCTAGAAGGTTTGTTGATTGTATTAGGCCCGAGCTCGAATACGGACGTTTATGTCCGATCCGCCGCCCGCTGGCCTACTACTACCGCCGACTTATTGGCTCAGCGTGCGAAGGAGTTGCAAGCAGTCAACGTAATGGAGCAACGCGTAGCAGACCCAACTCAGGACAGGGGAGCAAATCCCACCGAGGAGGAGTTTCAGCGCGCGGAAGCCGAAGTTGACGATTTTGTGAACCGTATAGCTTCAAAGCTAAATGTAGATTCGGAGGAAATTAGTGAAGGAGATTAAACTCTTTCCTGATCAGAGATATCGTACCTACGAATTTGATCCGAGTCTTGTTAAGAAGCATGCGCAAAACGCAGTTAGAAATGCGAGTTTCAGGACTTCACCCTCCGCTATATTTCCCGCGGAGGACAACGAGGGCTACATCTTCTCAAGCGACCCAAGGGTAGCTAAACTGAAGAAGTGGCTACGAGCAGAGATGGACGAGTTAGTGCCTGCCGCACTTGATGACGACCTGTTTTCCACGACCGGTGTATCATCTAATTTCTCGTCCCTTCTGACAGATACGAGGCCTATGGGTAAGGCCGTTCTGCCAATGTGTAGTAATGATGAGGCGCGCAGGGAGATGGGATTGGTGTCAGATTTTCAAGACATCGATCAGTTGAACATCGCCCGCGAACTTGCATCAGTCATGTTGAGCGACTGGGAACCTGGTCCGATCAAGATAGCTAAGGGCTCTACTAGCGGTTTTCCGTTCTTTGTTAAAGATGCGGAGCTTAAGAAAGCACTGCTTGTAAAGTCTATGCCAGATATGGAGATGATCCTGACTTTGGCGTCGAAGGGCAACCTAGAGCAGCTATATAGAAAGACACAGGGCAGAGTTCTTTTCGCCTACAAACACCAAACACGTATCTCACCTGACGGGTGGGTATACGAAGACGGCAAACCGGTCCATCCTAAGGAGAGGCCAGTTGCAGATCTTCATTACGTGCTGTCTGATGGTGCGAGTGGGACGAGAGCTCCAGCACCTAGGTTCGACGCCGAGTCAAATGGACTTGCTTTAGGACGAATGCGCACTGTGTATGGGTTGGCCAATACGGTTAATCTGATTCAGGCGCTCTTCTTTGAAGGCCATAATGTGAGCATCCATAATCGATTCGAGCAAACGTTTGTTCACAGGGGTCCAGCTGACGTGACGAGGAAGCTCGCACACTTTGGTGATCCCCATTTGGTTGCGGTTGATACGTCAAACCACGACTTCCTTGTTCCTAAATTCATAATGAATGTACTGTTCGATGAGTTACGGACGATATGGGATGATAGAGTCGTTGACTTTATCGAACGTGCGTGGACGGCCCCGATGTACACCATGGTTGGCGATCCTTACGGAGAGCCGCAAAACATCTGGATAGGTAACCCCCTTGACGACGCTGATTTTGAGCGCTGGTACGGAGTTCCATCTGGTACTTTCCTGGTCACATTCGCGGGTAAGTTTGGTTGTCTGGTTTCTTACCTAACTATGTTACAGGACATTGGAGTCCCTGTAGTAGGTAGGGTGAAGGAGATACTGGAATGGCGACATCCGGATGTAGCGATCATGGACCTGGGCGATGATGCTGTGGTCTTGTTTGCTGACAGAAAGATGGAGTTGGCATACGCTGATTATGTCGAGAAGGGTGGTAACCACATCTACTCTGTAGGTGTTGAACCCAAAGGGTTCTTAGGTTTTCCTTTCGTCAAAGATCAGGTGTCGGGAGCTGTCTGGGCGCAATATAACCCAGTAAGCTACCAAACCAAGCTATTGGTCCCTGAACAAGGTTTAACCTCGTATCTCAGACAATTTTGGGCCCTCGGTTGGGAGCAAAGAAAGTCGATATACGCTGGTTCTCGTGGTGTCGGAATAGCAATGGAAGCACTGTCTAAGGGCTTTTATGATATTATGGGGTTTGATCTGGATCGTGCTGTGCTGCAACACAACGATGCAAAGAGGATCCCGGGAGTCACGAATCTTGATCCTTCGACTTTGGATGTGATATTAGATCCCTCCAAGTTGTTCTATAGGTATCAGGATTCAGACATTGACCCAAAGATTCTGTCTCAGTACTTTACATCGGTAAGACCGGAAGAGTACTTTGACCTTGTCTCGCAATATAAACTCAAATAAGGAGTAGTGATGAGTATCAAGAAACATGATATTGAGTTCACGGACGATTACGGTCCGATGGACGTCTACGATGATCTGTTGCAAGGGGTGCAAACCTCTGTAGCTGAGGGTGCAGTACAAATTGGTACACCCGTTGGGACCGCCACGTTGTTCATAGAAGGGACGACGAAAAGTAGGATGATCACCAAGTTTGCTGGCACACCCTACCCGGTCGTATCTGTCGTCGGTTTTCCGAAGGGCATAAAAGCTCCTACCTCTAAGTTCAAACTTGGAGATAGCGAAAAGCCTGTTGACGCAGGTGTAACCGTAATCGTTGGTGGACCGGGCTCGGGTAAGACCAGTCTGATCGCATCATCTGTGCGTCGGGCGGTGCAAGACAAACTGAAAGGCGTTGAACTCTTCTCCTACATGGAGCCGATGGATATAGCGCTGATGCAAGTTTGGAATGTGAACCCCGTGTACATTGCTGACGATCCTGCAAAACTCGTTCAGACGCTGACTGAGTTCATGTCACCGTACAACATCGCGAATACGTTAATCATCGATTCCGTTTCGCTGTTGTTGATGGCAAACTGGAGTCACTTTTCGACGACGACTGGTGGATTGAACCCTGGGTTTTTCTACTTCCTCACCGCTCTCGATAGAGAGGCGATGAAGCAAGGGAAATCCATCGTACTGTCCATTAACCCGAACTTGGCGAGAGCAGACCTGCTCGCATCAATCGTTTCGTTTGCGTCGGGACGTGTCTCAACGCTGGTCGAGCTGCGTGCGCCTGGCGAAGGTGTGGTTACCGAACGTGAAGCGGGCCGTATTCGTACGACCCTCACATGGCCGGAAGCACCGAAAAATCAGGCACCCGACTCAAATCAGAGTAAATCTGATTGGGATTTGACGCCTGGAGATAGTACTTTCTCACTCAACCACCTCACTCGCAAGAACTAAGGAAGGATTATTATTATGACTGAAGAAAATAAGAATACCAAGAAAATGTCGATCAACATTCAGCGCACTGTGAGTCCGCCATTCGCTAAGGCGGGCGAACTCACCCAGCGGGAAGTGATCGCAGTCCCGGTCGGTATCACCAAAGATCCGATCGTAGCTCGTTACTATGATGATACGGAAGAACAGCTTCCGATCGAGACGACGCCGCAAGCCCTGACTGATGTCATGGTCTACCGGCATGCCTACTCCGCAAAACGGCAGCGCATTGCGCAAGCCGATTTCGAAGTTGATGCCGCGCAATTCCTGGCTACCAATGAGTTGGTTAGGGACTTCCGGCACCTGCTCCTGGACACTCAGTTGGCCGAGGAAATCGTCGAAGCTATGCTTCCCGAAAACTCGACTTCTGTCAGGCAGAATACTGCGGTGGTCCCGTACCTGAAGCTGCAAGATAACGTTACGGCAATGATTGCCAAACGGAGTAAAGTAGCTCGTGCTTCCGCCCCTCAGCGCAGCAATATCGCCGCAATCCTGATTGAGCTTACGCTTCGTGTAATCTCGAACTCGAGTTTCGTACGACGACTGAAACCTCTGGTTACTCAGGAGATAGTCGAAGATTTCGCTATCGCTGAAGAGGCAGTCCTGAAGCAGGCGATTGTCGCAGCCAACGTCGAGAAGGCATTCAAAGCCTTTAAAACGGATAAGCCTCTGGTAGATGACAGCAAGGCCTATGTATCCCGTTCCCTGTATGTGGGTGCGGTACATCGCCTCTTCACTCTACTCGCGTCGAAGTTAAATACTATCATTGCTGAGGAAGACCACGTCTCGTGCTCTCTTTCTCTGCTCTGCATGTACCTGAATCGTGATGCTATACAAGGCATGCCTCCCGAGTTCAGGGAAGATGCCCGCTTGCAGACCATGGCGCGTAATGCGTCACTCTGTCGTATAGCACTGCAGCATGGCATGGAAAAGACTCCGACCGATACAGCCGGTTGGGAACGTGCACTGGATACGATGCTGCGTTCCATAACCTCCACGCCTATTCTGGAAACTATCCCGTTGTCAGAATACGCTGAGTACTTTGGACACACACACTTCGCAGTTCGCGGTGGTCTGTCCGCTGGTTCACTGTTCCATAAGAATGTTCGTGGGTCAGAATCACTGAAGGTATTCACCGCTGTACCTGTAACCAAGAATGGTAGCGTGGAGTACCTTGATCACACGGATGTGGTTGGACAGCGTCTTTCTGCACTCGCAGGTCCGATTGTGGAACTTTCGACCGCAGATATACTGCCTCCAGTGACTCGGCTGATGCGTGCGTACGCGGAGGGCATCTTCAAGAGCGTTATGGAAAACAACATCGAGGATGCCCTGAATTCTAAGGTCATCTACACGATGGGTGGAACAGCGATCGATATCTGGTTCTATGCTGCAGCACTCGCAGGCACCGTATATCCATATCTGAAGTCCGACTCTTCACGTGGTGTCATGTTCCGTGTTGAACATCCTGATTCGCTCGCTGACTTGACGGTGCGTAAGCTGGAGAAAATTCATTTCACGTCTCTTCCCGAGGCAGTGATTGGAATCGCCAGACCGCATTCGGGTACTAAGTACCTGGGTCAGTACTCGGATCAGGTCGCTGGGAATCCTGAGGAAGATTACTATATGAAAGGTAGCGTTCGCCGCCTCGAAAAGTGGTCAACCTGCGCGGATAACCTGCGCGTTCACGCCGGTGGTGCCGAGTTCAATTTCGTGCGCCCAGCTCACGTGACTGAACTACTAGGGGTTCGGAATACGGAATCGCTCGAAATGGCGCTTCCCTTCCGTACGCATCTGCTGCTGAAGGATTTCTTCAGTATGCTGCCGACACTCCTGGATAACTGCAAATCATTGATGGATGAGAAGGAAGCTACGGTATTCAAGTTCCAGATTGCTCTCTACTTGCGTGACCTGTTCACGTCTGTAGCGCGCACCAGTGCTGGGACGAGTATTGTGGACGGACTTCGTCTGCGTGCCGTCAATACATCCTCAAGTCTGAAGGAACGTGTACTGCTCATGACTGAACTGTCATCCGCAATTGCACGTGTGCAGATGGAACTGTATGTGGGTAAAACCATATACAAGATGCTCGGCTTGCTAGACTCCGATTTGGACGAAGCAGCCCTCAAAGCCAAGACAAAGCCTGGTGTTGCGAAGATTCGCACCATCGAGGAACGGATCGAGGACCTCTTTAACGAGGTAGACATCGTTGCCCACACCGCCATTGAAGAATAATGCGGAGTTGGGTCCGCATTAAATCAAATTAAGTGAAATAGCTATACTCCGGGATATGGGAGATGTTCACCGTCGTAAGACGTAAAATCGGGGAGCCCTTCGG